GCTCCGGGGCAGCCGGGGCTTTTGCATGTCCGGAGCAGTTTGGCCGGTTTTCGGTCGGATTTTGTTCTATGGTGCATCATCGGCAGTTCCCGGTGAAAGCCGCACTCTTGACAAGCCAAGCTGGGTGCTTCCCAAGAGTGGCGCTTTCCGTCGATCATCCGCGGAGACCGGCACCATGGACAAGAAATTTTTCCACAAACAGAGCACCATGCCGAACGCTCCCCTTCTAGTCTTTTACCCCCGCACGAAGGACACATTATTCATCCTCCTGGCACTTCTTCTGGCACTTACCGTCAACCAGCGCCGGGCAGGTCAAGCAGGGCTTCTCTTCGGTGCAGTTCCTTGGTTTCATTGGGCCTCCCTTTTTATTTCACTCAAATAACTTTCAATGGCTTCGCATACAAGTTCAGAAACCGGGACTTTCTTCTTTTTAGCCAGCTTACCTATTGCAAGACGCTGCTCCGGGCTTATTGAAATACTCATGGTTATCTTTCTTACCGCCACTTTTCATCACCACCTTTCGCTTGATGTTTTGATAATAAATCATGGTTGATAACTTGTCAATAAAAAAATGACAAAAAAATGTTGACGTGGAATGAAAAATAGATTACCCTTCAATCGTAGCTAAAACTAAAGGGGGATGTATGGAATATGCGGAATTTTTGGAGAGGAAAACCCATATAGATAACAGCTTCGGATTTTCGCCGGTTGATCTACCCGATTTTCTTTTCGATTTCCAGAAGCATCTTGTGGATTGGTCACTCAGGAAAGGTCGCTCGGCGCTGTTCTGCGATTGTGGGTTAGGTAAAACTCCTATGGAGTTGGTATGGGCTGATAATGTTGCGCGGAAAACTAACGGGAATGTTTTAATCTTGGCTCCCTTGGCTGTATCGTATCAATTTCTCCACGAGGCTGAAAAGTTTGGTATCGAGTTGAAAAGATCCATCGACGGCAAACACGGGAAAGGTCTGGTTGTCACGAACTACGAGCGGCTACAACATTTCGACCCGAATGATTTTTCCGGCGTGGTATGTGACGAGAGTTCCAGGGTAAAAAACTGTAACAGTAAAACATCCGGAGAGGTAAACGCTTTCATGCGGAAAATTCCCTATCGGCTACTAGCAACCGCAACCGCCGCGCCTAACGACTTCCACGAATTAGGCACTTCATCGGAAATACTCGGCAACCTTGGCAATATGGATATGCTCAATAAGTTCTTCAAAAACGACCAGAATAATTCAGCGGTAGGCCGGAAATACGGCGAGGTTGTTAAGTGGCGGTTTAAGGGTCACTCGGAAAGGGATTTCTGGCGGTGGGTTTGCTCATGGGCAAGGGCGGTGAGAAGACCGTCTGACATTGGTTTTTGTGATGATAGGTTTCATCTCCCAGGATTGACGGAAAATGAGCACATCGTTGATGCCGATACACTCCCGGAAGGTTTCTTATTTTCCTTACCAGCGGTAGGCATGGCAGAACAGCGGGACGAGTGCCGGAGAACGATGAAAGAGCGGTGTGAAAAGGTTGCGGAACTCGTCAATAATACCGGCCAGCCTGCCCTTGTATGGTGTCATCTTAATCCGGAAGGGGATATGCTGCAAAAGATGATCCCGGACGCGGTACAGGTCAGTGGCAGGGACTCGGACGATGCAAAAGAGGAAAAGCTCTGGAACTTTTCACAGAATAAATACCGGGTCATGATCACCAAATATAAAATTGGTGCATGGGGACTAAACCTTCAACATTGCAATCATGTTGTCACATTCCCCTCACACTCTTATGAGCAGTATTATCAGGGGATAAGGCGTTGCTGGCGGTTTGGACAAACAAGGCCGGTAACGGTGGATATTGTTACGACCGAGGGCGAAAAGAAGGTCATGGAGAACATGAAGCGCAAAGCGGAACAGGCCGACCGGATGTTTGCCAATATCGTTGAACTGATGAAGGATTCGCTGGTAATAAAAAACTCGTTCAATCCATTGAAAAAAGAGGAGGTTCCACCGTGGCTGTCATCAATCAAGTAGTAACTGACAAGTATGCTGTTTTTCATTCGGATTGCATGGAAGTAATGCAATCGCTACCAGAGTCAAGTATCCACCTTTCCATATATTCACCCCCTTTTGGGGGGCTATATAATTATTCTTCCAGCGAAAGGGATCTTTCCAATTGCGACAGCTACGAATCATTTTTCGAACATTACGAGTTCATGGTAAAAGAAATTGCCCGGATCACATTACCTGGCAGAATATCAGCCGTTCATTGCATGGATGTGCCGAACAGCAACAGCGGAAGAGATAGCTACCGTGATTTTCCCGGCGACATTATCCGGCTGCACGACCGACACGGCATGGAGTATATGGGCCGTCACGGAATATGGAAAGAACCTCTCGCGGTGAGGCTTAGAACCATGCAAAAGAACCTTGCTCACCAAACCCTCACTATCGACTCGTCACTGTGTGGAATTGCCTCCATGGATTACCTGTTGCTATTCCGAAACAAAGGGGCTAATCCTGTTCCCATTGAACACCCAAATGGACTTTTTGAGTACGCCGGGGAAAGATGAATCCCTGCCGATGTTTTGAGTTACAAGGGATGGGAAGGGAAACAAACAGAGAACCGATATTCCCATTGGATATGGCGACAATACGCTTCTTCATTTTGGGATGACATCCGTATTGGCCGGGTACTTCCATACAAAGCTTCAAAAGACCCGGACGACGAGAAACACGTTCACCCTTTGCAGTTGGACGTCATCGAGCGGTGTGTCATTTTACGGTCGAATCCCGGAGAAACAGTTTTTACACCGTTCATGGGCGTCGGCTCAGAGGTATACGGCGCGGTAATTAATGGTAGGCGCGGTGTCGGCGTAGAACTGAAGGAAAGTTACTACAAGCAAGCGGTTAAGAATATCGAATCAGCGGCCAACAATGTCGAAGTGAAACAACATGACCTTTTTGATTAATTTCCCATTGCCCGGTTTTGATTATTGAGTTATGATGGGGCCGATGGAAAAAACTAAATATTAGTACCGTATATGTCGTGCCGGACATGTGGTACAATAAAATTACGGTTAGCAGGCCTGTTTAGTCCTGCAAAACCCAGAAGCCCCTTGAGACGACGGCACTCGTTTTAAGGGGCTTCGCTATTTTTAGATCGGGGCAAGCGGTCGAAGGAGACTGCGGATGATTGAAGGCGGTTACATTTTAATAGCTCGTAAATTATTTGATTCTGACATCATGGACAAGCCGCCGCATTATTTGAAACTATGGTTGTGGATGCTTAATAAAGCGTTTTGGGTGGATGGTTCAAAACTCAAAAGGGGCCAACTTATAACCAGTATTGCAGAGATGCAAAAAGTCGGAGGATACAAGGTAGGATACCGATTCCGGGAACTCTCGGTAGGTGAAGTACGAAGCTGTTATGAAGACCTTACGAAGAACAACATGATCAACACAACGAAGAGCACACGCGGATTCATTATAACTATATGTAATTACGAACATTATCAGAACCCAAATAACTACGAACAACACAACGAACACGCAACGAAGCGCACGCGAACAACACAGGTACAACACACGATAGATGAAGAAGGTTATAAGAAGGAAAAAGAAGATAATAAAACCTTCGCCGAATTCTGGAAAGCTTACCCAAAAAAGAAGGGCAAAGAACAAGCAGAAAAGGCGTGGGCTAAATTCAAAGACCCGGAAAAGATTTTAGATGAAATACTCCCGGCCCTGGATTGGCAATCGAAATCTTCAGAATGGACAAAAGACGCTGGGAAATATATTCCGTACCCTGCAACATACCTGAACGGCAAGAGGTGGCTAGATGAAAAAGAAGTCACGCCGAAAAACGGAGGGTTCGTATTTTGAAAACGTGGTCTGATTTTGGTATCTCGGTAAATGAAACGGCCAGCGGAGAATATTACACAACCTGTCCGGAGTGCTCACCCTCCCGAAAAAAGAAAAGCGTCAAATGCCTATCGGTTAATATCGAAAAAGAAGTCTGGTTCTGTAATCATTGTGGATGGGCCGGGACACTGAAAAGCGGGACCGAAAACAAGGGTGATTACAAGCACTGGCAGAAACCCAAATATAAAAAACCGGCCTATACCCCGAAATCTGATTTACCGGAAAAGGTTTTAGAATGGTTCAAAGGGCGCGGCATTACCGATGCGGTGTTGATACGCAATAAGATCAACTATGAATCCGTGTATATGCCGCAAGAAGAGGATTTTGTGATGGCGATCCGCTTCCCATTCTTTCGGCAAGGTGAGTGTATCAATGTCAAGTCTCGGGATGGCAAGAAGAATTTCCGGCTGGAATCTGGTGCGGAACGGATCTTTTACGGCCTCGATGATATGGCAGAAATAACGTACATCGTGGAGGGCGAGATTGATAAACTGTCGATGGAACAGGCCGGGTTTATCAACTGTGTCTCAGTTCCAGACGGGGCACCTTCACCGAAAGCAAAGGATTACACCAGCAAATTCGAGTTTATTGATTCATGTCTGGAAGAAATCGGAAGGGTGAAGTCTTTTGTGATTGCCGTTGATAATGATGAGCCGGGGCAGGTACTGCAAGAAGAGCTGGCGCGGAGACTGGACAAGGACCGCTGCAAGCTGGTTACGTGGCCACATGGGTGCAAGGATGCCAACGAGGTACTTGTTAAACATGGGGTCGAAGGTCTTCGGAGTGCTGTATTATCTGCAAAGGATTACCCGGTTGATGGGCTATTTGATGTTATTGATATGTGGAAACCAACTTTTTCGTATTACGAAAATGGAGAGGCGCGGGGAGAGTCTACCGGATGGAAAGTCTTTGACGAGCTCTATACAGTCAAACCGGGAGAATTCACGGTGATAAGCGGCACTCCATCAGCCGGCAAAAGCGAATTCCTTGATGCGATACTGATAAATCTTACTACTATCGGCTGGAAGTTCGCGGTATTTAGTCCCGAGAATCAGCCGCTAGAGCGACACATTGCGAAGTTGGCAGAGAAGATGGTAGGTAAACCTTTCTTTAATCGTGGAAGGGCGAGAATGAATGAGGGCGAACTATTGGATGCCCAGGAATTTCTCAATCGTCATTTCCATTTTATCGTACCACCAGAAGAACAACTAAAGCCGCAAGATATTATCAAGCTGGCAAAAATTGCCGTGATGAGAAAGGGCGTGAATGGTCTCATAATCGACCCATGGAATGAGATGGATCACACCAGGGCAAATGGTCTTTCGGAGACAGAATATATCCACCACACGCTAGGACTGTTCAGGAGGTTTGCAAGGTCTTACAAGGTCCACTTGTGGATAGTGGCACACCCAACAAAACTACAAAAAAAGGACGATGGGGAATACCCGGTGCCGACACTCTACGACATTAACGGAAGCGCGGCATGGAGAAATAAGGCCGACAACGGATTTGTGGTTCACCGAAACTTTCTGAATAAATCGGACGAGGTGCAAATACATGTGCAAAAAATCAAGTTCAAAGATGTCGGCATGATGGGTATGTGCACGCTCCATTATGACTACGTTACCGGGAGGTATTTCGAATGAACGATACGCTGTTAAAAATCCTGCAAGACCTGAAAGAAAAAGCCCTTGATAGCGAATTCACGCCGGAGAAATCAAGGTTCGTTGAGTACGTTGATGGATTGGAGGAAAAATGAAAAACCACATATGCAGTTTCGGCAAATGCAACCTGCAAAACTTCAAAGGTTGCTGTCACGACTGCCCGAAAGTAGGGGAATGTTCAGAGAGATGTCACACGCCGATTGAGGGGCGGTGTGACCGATAAAAAGGAGGAGGAAATAAAATGTCAGAACAAAAATGTTACAGTCTCAACGATGAAGATTTCACTTATGACGAATTAGATGATGCGATCACAGATGCTTTCGATGATAGCACTATTGATATCGGCTCAGAAATTATAGTTTTTGAGGGTGATGCGGTTAAATTTCAGGCCGGTGATTTTACCGGATTCAATCTTGATTCTATAACCAACTCTGCTTATGACGAAGGAGGGGAATATTCGGAAAGCTACCTCGAAGGTGTGACAAAAGAACAGGAAGCTGACCTTGACAAGCGCGTAGCTGATGCCGTCAATCAATGGGCTGATGATCACGGGCTACAACCTAATTTTTACCGAGTGGCGAATGTCAAAAAAATACGCGTCAAGATGGTTGACAAAAGCGGGAATTACGAAATATTAACAGACTAGGTGTGACCGATAGGGGGGAGTATGAGTGAAAGTAACGAGATTTTAACACTACGCGCAATGGCATGGGAAAGGGCAAAGGGGGAATTAGGTGCCTATCTCCAAACATTTTGGCCGCAGTTCGCAAGTAATGGGCGGCAACTTGACAACGGATTTAATGTGGCAGACGAAAAGATCAACAATTTCATCAAGGATTTTGAGGATTATTGCCGATGACCCCAGAAGAGGAACTGCGAGAAGAGCGGATATCGATTATGGTATTTTGTGGAGGCCTGACGGAAGCGGAAGCTTTGGCAATTTTAAACCAAGCTCAGGGAGAACTATTTGAAAGGGGGAAGGGATGAAGTGTAAAGACGCAGAATGTGAAGCCGGAGAAGAGATTTGTTGTCTCGAATGTGACCGCTCCGGAGAATGTACCGACAAATGGAAATGCGACATGGTGGTGCCAAGGCCGGAGTGCCATCGTTTTTAATCACTGCCCCTCAACACAAACAACCTTCACGCTGCCAGATTTGACGCTGGAGGGGTTTTTAACCAACAAAAGGAGAGATGATTATGGAAATCGTACTGAACACAGGTAAAAAAGAAATCATGTTACGCGGCAAAGACGGCAATTATGAGTATTGCGAATTGAAGAACATCAAAAAGGAAGGGGTAGTTACTCAGGAGTGGTGCGCCTATGCGTGGTTTAGTTCCGCAGAGGCCGCCCTTTCCAGATTCGTTGACCTCAAAATCAGCAACTCGGATGCCAAGACTTTGGAAGAATTACAGATAGAGGTCAAGAAGATCAGAAAAGAGGTAACTGACATATACGGCACTGGCATCTGACGCGCCGCAGTGTGGCCGTAGAGCGGTTTTTATTTGGAATTGGTAGGATGACCTGCTTGGAAGGGAATTAAACAACAGAGGGGGAAATATGGAATTAACACTTGGAAATGGGACTATCATGGTAGCGTCTGTTGAAAGGGACGGAAGAAAGGGCTTACTATTGCGGCCAGTCGATAAGGTTTATGAGATTGATACTGCCGACCCCGAATGGCTGAAAGACCCTGAATATATCCCGACTGACAATGATGTAATTGTCTGGATTGACAATCTGGCAGGGGCAAGGGTATTGCAAGACCGCGTTAACATCCTCACACTTGAACACAACTCGTATAAAATTACGGACGCATAAACAAACAGAGGGGAGTTTTTACACTCCCCTTTAATTGCGCTAATTGAGCGGGGAATGAGTGGTTATTTCTTTGTTCGGGCCTCCTGCATTTTATCCTGCTGATCTTTCGTGATCGTGCGCCGGGAGAGTTTGCCGTTGATGATGGCGCGGAGGGTGATTAGTTCCTCGCGGGTTAGATTTTCTATAAAATGGTTGAATATCTCTTTTGCGGTTGAATCTTTCGCCTCCGGCCATTTGTCGTTGTCGCCGATAAAAACCCTGTCAGTCATTAAGGGCTTGCCGCACTTGAAGCAATGTCCTGATTTCGGTTGGTGGGTATGTTCGATTCGGCTAAATACAAACAGTTGGCTGCATTCATAGCAAATTAATTGATTTTCTGTTGGTTTGTTTGGCATTCTAGTTAATCCTCCAGCTTTCGCTAAACATCCTGTCTGTGTTCTTTTTCCATATAGGAGTTCCAACGGGACTGCAAGTTGGATATGAATACCCTTGGAGCTTTATCATTCGCTCTTTTTCCTTCACTTCCTCAACGTACCAAACTATTCCCCATCCTCTGAAAAGAGGATTCTGGAACTGATTTCCCGGTCTAATATTGTCGATTGGTAGCATGGTTATTCCTTTCTGTCGGTTAATCTTCATCGGCGATGCTTGAGTGTTCTTCAGTCATCATTTTGGGCTCCTTTTATTCCGTTACTGAGTATCGGTTTATAATGTTTCCTTCTTCCCGCACTTGGGACACACAAATCTATTTCCCTCTTCAAACTCGTTATGGTAGTGCCGAATTTCCACATTTTCACAGCTACAGGTATTACAGACGACCTTGAATAATCCCACAATATTTGCCGGTTCCCTGGGTTGCAGGTTGTCAAGCTCCCTTATGAGTCGGCGAATGATGAGGCAAAGTTCACTGACAGAACTCCCATCCGTACTAATTTTTTCAAACTGTTCAACTGTTTTCAAAATGTCATTGGTCATATCAATCAACCTTTCTGCCGGTACAAAGCCCCGGCTGGCTAGTTATGTTACGTTGTCGCAAACACCAACATCATTACCGACCTACGCACCGGCCCTTCTGCCAAACACTCCCTTGTTACGGTTTCAACGTCGATTCCAGATAACCCGCTGTAAGTTTCGATAGCTAATCTCATTGTCATTTCCATTATTTGCCATCCTTTCTTTCCCACCAGAATTTATCGGTACAGCAGTCATAAGACATTGCGAAGAACATTGCGCCGAAGCCTAAGAAGATTATTATTGCGATTAGCAGCATGGCTTCCTCCCTTTCAATCTCAACTCTTGATGCAATAATATCATAGCTAGCTACGATGTCAAATAAAATAATGATGATATTGAAAATAAATCGTACATCAGCCACTATCAACGGTTCGCAGACGGTAAAAAAGATTATTATTGATTGCACATAAGAATTGTGCCATATGTAAGACGTGACTCCCCGTCATGCTTCCCTCCTTTGCTGGTAGCGCGTTATGCGTAAAGAGCGCGGCCCTCTCTGCGGAGTCAAGGGCCGCAAGTTAACAGCAACTTATCTACATTGCCCTACTGCGACGGCAGGAAAAGAGTCAAAATCGGCGGCTCCTGGGCAGTGATTCCCCGCCGACATGGAGACCGATACCATGAGACATGATTTTGACAGCTTTATAACGTATGCCGATATCGACGGTTGTGAGCAAGCCGAGATTCATGAAGGTCAGATACGCTACGATATAAAACTTGCCGATGTTCCGCTGGAAAGCCAAGAGTTTTTACAAGTGAGGGAAGCGCTCAAGAACGGCAACCGTGTTGAAATAACCATGAGAGTGTTGCCGATTGACCAGGAGGGCTAATTCATGCCTCCTAAAAGACCGAAGCGACCTTCGCGGCTCGCATGGTTCGCGTTGGATGTTGACGCCTTCTTAGAAGATCCCAGGATGCAGCACCTCACTAACAGAGAGAAAGGCGCTTGGGTAATGATGATGATCCGCTCTTTTCACAATAAGGGTATGATGAGCGTTGAGCCAAACATCGTTGCCGAACAAACCGGACTCACAAGGAAGGAAACAAAAGATTTGTTGATGAAACTATATCAGCACCGTCTTTTAACCAGCACACCAGCAGAGGAAAGAGTTTTCGATGCACAATCGAATCGTATGGTGGTTGAGTATGAAGTGGCTCTGGCAGCGTATGAACAGCGGAAATATGCCGGGAGCAAATCAGCAGAGAAACACGGTAATACAAACCTGAAACTGGTGAAATAGTACCGACGGTCGTCGGGACGGTCGTTCCGACAGATTATAGACTATAAGAATAGAGACTTTTAAACATGTGTTGCGGAGCGAATGTAATGAGCCTGCAAGGTCTATCAACGATGATTAACCCTTGTTATTCTTCCGGCAGAAAGGAACTGAGGCATGCCAGATAGCGATGACTTTAATGAACAATCACTGATTGCCGCGATAAAAGAGATGCAGACGTTGGAGAGAGATAAGGGCAAAGTGTTGAGCATCCGGCCAACTCACGTATTGTGGATAGAAGGGGACCATGCCAGATAACGCCGAAACCGTCATAACCGAGGCAGAAACGGTGGAGAAAGAACCACGTTTTTACTCAAAAACACAGGAGGCGGCTAAACTGGTCATCGAACATGGCGTAGACCCCAAAGAGGCGTTAATGTTGACAACTGGTAGGATACCGGATTCGGGAAATCTTAGCCGGTTTACAAGGAAAGTCAGTAAATACGCCCTTTCACGGCCTGGTGTAGTCAAATTAGCACATCAAGCGGCTCTCAATATTCTCAAGGGTACGCCGATGGAAATAGAGCAGCAGAAGGTCAACAAGGCCGGTGAAATAGTTAATTATACCGAGAAGATAGCCCCGACATTCACCAATCAGGCGGCGATCATCGGTATGGTATATGACCGAGTGGAGCCAGTAGTCCGGCAGAACGTCAACCTTAACCTCAACGCCGATATCAGCCCTGTTGACCTGGACAGATACCGATGACTTCACCACAACATATAGACATTGCCTAGGAAATATCTGGCAGCGTGAATATAACTGGTTGTTTTTATTATCAGCGTCAACTATTGGGTAAAAGTTGACCCTGTTCCGATGCCCCTTCGCTGGTGGATTGGTGGGGGGGTAGGGTATAACCGGGGCCACCCCCCCCTTCGCCCTCGGTAGCGTGATAGATATATACCCCCTTCTTGGCCGGATGTAACTTTTTAAAAACGGGTTTTCAGAAAGGACACCATGACAGAATTTAAGATTCCATCCAGCTTCAAGCTTTTTGCCGAAACGGCTACAGTGTCCGATGAACCTCGGCTATTATGCGACCACCAATGGGCGGGTTCTGCCAATTTCCACAAGGCAGAGATAAAGCTTGTCCCGATCAGTGACGCTTACCCAGCCACGAGGGTAAAACGTGAGCAATCCTTTTTCCATGAACTTACGCATCAGGTATCAGAAGCTATTGGTCTGGAATTGGGAGAGAAGGATACTGATTTGTTTGCGAGGGCATTGCACCAAGCCCTTACTACGATGGAATACGATTCGTAAGCTTTCACTTTATAACTTGACAACTCCCCCTCTCTGATGTAAGGTTTTATACAAGACTTGACCAGAAGGGAGCAGTTATGAACATGAAGGGGAACCAGACAGCAGCGGAGCCGATTACCTCCTTGGCAAAGATTGCAGAGATCAAGGAATTACTGAAAGACCGCCCAAGGGATTATGCCCTTTTTGTCATCGGCATCAACACAGCATTCCGGGCGTCCGACCTAGTATCCTTAACCATCGGGCAATTCCGTAAGCTTAAAGTTGGCGATAGGTTGGTGGTAACGGAGCGCAAGACCGGGAAGAAAAGAGCCGTCACCATCAACAAAGCCGTTTACGAGGCTGTTCAGCCGCTTTTGGGTGGCAAGGACAAGCAAGCCCTTTTCCAGAACAGAGATGGCGGCAAGCTGGCTGTTGAGAGTGTTATCCGGTTGGTCAAGTCATGGTGCGAGAAGGTCTGCCTTGATGGTAATTATTCCAGCCATACCTTGCGAAAGACCTGGGGCTATCATCAGCGGGTGCAGTTCGGGGTGGACATCCCCACGTTGATGGAGGCATTCGGGCATTCATCCCAGAAGCAGACTTTGACCTATTTGTGCATAACCCCGGACGAAATATCGGCTACTTACATGAATGAGATATAAAGGGAAGCGCAATGATGACACCAGAAGATTTTGCCAATGGACTGCGTGAAATATTAATTAATTGGCCCGATGACGTTGACATCGCACATAGTGAAGCTGACCTATTGATTATTAGACTGCTCCGAGAGAACGGGTATGGTGAAGGTGCCACACTATTCGCTAGGATGGAGAAGTGGTACAGTTAGTTTTTCCCCTCCCCGTTGATTAGTTTCAACACTTCCTTTGCATCCGAACAGGTGCCAGGAGAATTAGTTGATCGATTTTTTGCCGCATCCGAAGATTGCGCCATGTGAAAGCAAGTTTGATCCGGCTATCCATGACACGCATTACAAATATAATTACGAGGCTATCTTCCGGGACATAGCACAGGGCAAGGTTGACCAGCGTGCGGCGTTCCGGTCTATCATCCGTGACGACCTTTTCTTCGTGGCGTATTTCGTCATGGAGAATCCCCTTGTCAATAAGCCCTTCGGCGTGAAAATGTGCCGGATGGTGGAAGAAGGTCCACAGACAAAGACCCTTGACGTATGGGCGCGAGGACACCTCAAATCGTTTTTGTTGACCCAAGCGGAGACAATCAAGCGCATTGTCACCAATCCAGAAGAAACCCACGTTATATTTTCCTACAAGAAACCCAAGGCAGAAGACTTCCTTTCCGCAATCAAACGCACCCTTGAAAAGCCTCTGATGACGCAATGCTTCCCTGATATCCTGTACGAATCCCCGGAGCGTGAAAGCCCTTCGTGGTCGATTCAGAACGGGATCATGGTCAAGCGCAAGTCTGTCTCCCGCAAGGAAAAGACGGTTGAGACATACGGAATCATCGAGGGTATGCCTACTGGCGGTCACTGGGACCGGCGTATTTATGACGATATTGAAACCGCCGACCTTGCCAAGAACCCCGAACAGTTGCAGAACCTTATTCAAATGTTCGACTATTCAAAGAACCTTGGCTCCCCTGGCGGCATTGAGCGGATCATCGGCACCTACTATTCCCATTGCGGTCTGCTCGTCCATCTGAAGGATAAAAAGAATATCCACGGTGATTATATGTATCAGACCCGGATTGTCCCGGCTACCGATAACGGCAAAGCAGACGGCAAGCCGGTTTTTCTCTCCCAGGAAGACCTTGATGATTTTAAACTTGACAAAACCTTCAATAGCCAACAGCTCTGCAATCCTACCCCTGACTCAGA